TGCCTAGCCACCTCGATCCTAAAATCCTCATACAGCCAATAACATTCTTCAAACTCCTCCGCTAACCTGCGCTGTTGCCTCTTGCTATCAGCGCCGCAATCCATATAAGCCGCCTGCCATTCCATCCTAGTAAACTCCTCCTGCACTTTACCATCACAAACGCCCACAATCAAACGAACGTCCAATGTAAACAACGCATCGCCCCACCAGGCCACGCTAGCCTCTGAGCGCTTCTTCTTATCCTCAGCTTCAACATGGTAATGAACGTGTCCTATGCTTCTCACCTGCTTGCACTCCTCGCACCAAATCAAATCCATCCTTTTCCGCGCACTTACTCCCTGCTCCTCTGCCTTCAAACGAATGTAACCCTCAATGTCCATACCATAGGGGAGATCAACCTCAATACCGCACGAAACAGTGGTCGCGGTAGATGACGACCCCACGGTGCCCTTGCGGCAACTCGCACAGATGCTGCACGACTGTCGCTTCCACCCCAAAAGCCAAAAACCGCTGATAAAGTTGAGCAGGTTCCAGATAGCGGAAACTGCAAAGTTGAGGACGACGAAGAGAGGGGAGAACATGTTGGGCGACTCGATATGCGCAATCTCCGGAAGGGCTGAAGATCTTGTTGTCAGGAATGGATTGATGCTTATAGGTGCTCTTGAAGAACTTGAAGCACCTCAACGCCATGACAGTGTCAATGATCATCTCAATCTCGCCGGAATTGAACTCCACGTACAGAGCCGCGCACGCAGCGAGCAGGTATTCCCGCTCCGCAACGGTGTAGTCCGTGGCCCTATCGCAATAGCTAACCCAAAGGGATTCGATTGAAACCCCGGGGTCGTAAAGCTTGCAATAGTGCTTGGCAAAAGCACGCACAGGGTCCGCCAAGAATCTCTCCGGTGTCAAAAATCTGCCAGCGTGGTATGGCGCCTTGTCCTCCTCGATCTTCATCTTATACCGCAAAGCCTCCCTCAACCCGTGGCGGTCAGACTGAAAATAGCCCTCATCTGATGATATAAAATCATCTCCTTTCTGAAAACCCGCACAGTTCTCCAGCCCTTCGTACTCCACCGCCAAACAGCACTTCATCATAAAACAATTTGCAATGAGAGTGAAGGGGTCACCTGATTCCAAATTGTCCCCAATAACAGCCCGATACAAATTGGGGCTCATGGACTTCACGTGTGCCCGCGACCTCTGCCACACGTAAGTCTCCATAACCATCGGGTCGCAACCAGCCTCAACCGCAAACATTGCAAAAGCGAGTGTGTGGG